TTCCCGACTCTTCTCTCCCTAAGACCACAATTACAGTGCCAGATTCACCTTTTAATAAACCAGATACATTAAATTTTGAAACAGAATAATATGGAAATAAACCAGAGCCCACGAGGGGTCGGGCTAATTGGTAGCACCGAGCCTAGAATCCACACGCCTTTACTCAAAACTAAAAGCAAAGCGCAAGAGGTAGCAGATCTAGCTGAAAAAATCTCTATGCCCTTAATCCCATGGCAGCGCTGGGTGTTAGAAGACCTTTTATCTGTTGATGAAAATAACATATTTATCAAGAAGACAGGACTCATTCTCGTTAGCAGGCAGAATGGTAAGACTCATCTAGCCAGAATGCTTATTTTGGCACATTTGTTTTTATGGAATACCAAAAACGTATTAGGCATGTCATCTAATCGAAATATGGCATTAGATACGTTTAGAAATGTTGCATACACAATAGAAGATAACCCATTTTTAAAAGATCAAGTAAGACAAATACGTCTGGCTAATGGTCAAGAATCAATTACACTTAAAAATGGCGCAAGGTATGAAATTGCCGCAGCGACTAGAGATGCACCTAGAGGCAAGAGCTGTGGATTTTTATATCTGGATGAAATCCGTGAATGGTCAGAAGAAGCGTTTACAGCTGCTTTGCCAACCACTAGAGCTGTGCCAGGATCCATGACTTTAATGACGAGTAACGCAGGTGATGGGTTTAGTACAGTGCTAAATGATTTACGTGAACGATCTTTATCTTATCCACCACAAACTTTAGGCTACTATGAATGGTCAGCGCCACAGCATTGTAAAATACATGATCGAAAAGCCTGGGCTATGGCTAATCCAGCATTAGGACATTTAATTACAGAAGAAACTTTAGAAGAATCAGTAAATACAAACAGCATAGAAGCCACACGCACGGAAATGCTTTGCCAATGGATAGATTCCACGACTAGCCCGTTTGCTTACGGCAGCATTGAAGCATGTAGTGACAGCACGTTAATAATCCCTGTCGGCCCTCAGACTATAATGGCCTTTGATATTGCACCGACTAGAAGATCTGGCGCTTTAGTTATGGGTCAGATAAAAGATGGGAAAGTAGCTGTAGGACTTGCACAGCTTTGGCATAGTGATATTGCTATAGATGAAGTTAAGATGGCAAGTGACATAAATGAGTGGGCAAGAAAGTACCACCCACATATAATCTGTTTTGACAAATACGCCACACAAACAATAGCCACAAAATTAGAACAAAGTGGATGGCGTATGCAAGATGTTAGCGGCCAGGCGTTTTACCAGGCATGTTCAGACCTGGCAGATGGCTTAGCCAATAACCGCATAGTCCATTCTGGACAAGCTGACTTAGTACAACACCTAAATAACTGCGCTGCTAAAACAAATGATGCTGGCTGGCGCATTATTAGGCGTAAATCCGCTGGTGATGTTACAGCTGCAATATCTTTGGCTATGGTCGTATCTGAATTAACAAAGCCACAAAAAACAGCACAAATCTTTGTCTAACTTGCACCAATAGTCCGTTTTATGGTATAAAGTATACATATGGGTCTATTGTCTGCTTTGGGTATAACCAAAAAAACTGAAACTGTCCAAGCACAATACGCCCCTGCCATTATGGACACAGCCTATGGCTATGGTTCATTTACAACAGGTGTAGGTAATTATCCTGGTGGTTTAGATCGTAATTTTGCGATGCAAGTACCTGCCGTTTCACGTTGCAGAAATCTTATAGCTGGTGTAGTTTCATACTTGCCGTTAGCACTTTACAAAAAGTCTAATGGTGAGGAACTGGGGAGTCCTCTTTGGCTAGAACAACCAGACTATCGGCAACCAAGATCCGTCACCATATCATGGACTGTCGATAGTCTTTTATTTTATGGTGTTGCATATTGGCGAGTAACAGAATTATATGCAGATGATTTAAGACCATCCCGATTTGAATGGATAGCGAATAACAGAGTTACATTTACTACAAATAAATTTGGCACAGAAGTTAATGAGTATTATGTAGATGGCGTATTAGCACCAATGTCTGGTATTGGTTCACTTATCACATTCCAAGGTTTAACACAAGGTGTATTACAAACTGCAGCACGTACGATACAAAGCGCTTTAGATATTGAAAAAGCCGCAGCTGTAGCAAGTCAAACTCCAATGCCAAGTGGTTATATTAAAAACACTGGCGCAGATCTACCAGAGCAACAAGTATCTGGATTATTAGCACAATGGAAGCAAAGCAGACAAAATAGATCTACAGCTTATTTAACTAGCACGCTGTCTTATGAAACTACAGGATTCTCTCCTAAGGACATGATGTACAATGACAGTATCCAATTTTTTTGTACTCAAATTGCAAGAGCGATGAATGTACCTGCACACATGATAAGTGCCGATATGGGTACTGGTAGTAATATGACTTATCAAAACATCTTAGAATCTAGAAAAGAATTTGTGGCTTATTCGCTACAGCCTTTTATTTGTGCAATTGAAGATAGACTCAGTTTAGATGATATAACCGCCAGAGGACATTCTGTAAAATTTAAAATCGAGGAATCATTCCTTAGAGCTGACACAATGAAGCGCCTAGAGGCATTAGAGAAAATGATAAATCTAGGTTTAATCGATGTGGAAGATGCAAAAGAAATGGAACAACTAACACCTAACGGAAGAGAAACAGAAGATGAAACTTACATTCAGTAGCCAGATAGAAGCTGCCGATGGCGAGCGTAGAGTTATCGCTGGCAAAATTGTACCCTTCGAAAGTGTAGGTCACACTTCAGTTGGCAAAGTTGTTTTTGCTAAAAATTCGATAGAAATAGGCGACCCTGGCAAGATTAAGATGCTTATGCAACATGCAGCAGATCGACCAATAGGCCGTATGCAAAAATTTAACGAAGCAGAAGATGGTATTTACGCTAGCTTCAAAATTAGCGCTAGCATGGCTGGCCAAGAAGCAATCATCCTCGCAAGCGAACAATTAATTGACGGCCTGTCTGTAGGTGTGGATGTAAATAAATCAATACAGAAAAAAGATTATCTATATGTAACCAGTGCCACTTTACGTGAAGTCAGCCTGGTCGAATCCCCAGCATTTGGAGAAAATGCAAAGGTAACTAAAGTTGCTGCTAGTGAAAACGAAGCAGAGGACACAAATCAACCAAAAGAAAGCGAGGCTCCTGTGGAAGATTTAGCAACAGCGCCACAAGAAGCAAAGGCAGAGGCTGCTACTCCTACAGTAGAAGCTGCTCGCCCAGTAATTACAGCACCATTAATTCAAACAACTGTACGTACGCCAATTACATCAATGGCTGCATACACAGAGCACAAAATTAAGGCTGCATTAGGATCAGATGAGTCAAAACTGTACATCGCTGCAGCAGATGATTCATTCTCAACCAACCCAGCATTTAACCCAACACAATACCTAACAGAGTTTGTAACAAACACACGTTTTGGTACACCTACAATCGATGCATGTTCACAAGGTGTCTTGCCTAATACCGGTATGACAATAAGTGTTCCTTCACTTGTAACCAGCGCAGCTGGTGGTACAGGTGTTGCACCTTCAGTAACTGTAGAGGCAGAAGCGGGTGCAGTTGCTAATGTCGGGATGGAGTCCGTCTATCTTACAGGCACAGTCCAAAAATACAGTGGCATGAATACGCTCAGCGTTGAGCTACTAGAGAGGGCTGGGTATCCTGGCTTTTATGCAGAGCTAACACAGCAATTACAAAATGCTTATTTGACAGCTATTGATACAGCTGCATTAACAGCATTGTTAGCTGCAGGCACAAACGGATCAGCTACAACAGCTGACAGTGATGGAATTATTGCTTACTCATCAGAAGCAGCATCATTAATTTACAAGAATACTGGTTACTTTGCACAGAACTACATTGGCAACCCAGCACAATATCAAGCGCTACTAGGTGCTACCGATACAACTGGTCGTCCAATTTACAACGCAATTCAACCGATGAACGCAGCTGGACAAGTTGCACCTTCTTCAATTCGTGGAAATGTATTAGGTCTTGATCTATACGTAGATAAGAACTTCTCAGCAACTACATTTGATGATGGATCAGCTGTAATCCTTGCACCAGAAGCATTCA